TTAACTTCAAACGTATAACCCAAAGTTGTACTTGGATCAATACCATTTGTAGCTGTATCGGGGCTCAAGGTACCATATAATATAGCGCAAAAGATTTTCATAGTAACAAAAGAATTAGTGACGAAATCAAAGCGGTACTTCATGGAACCACCCCAATAATTAAAAGGCATAGACACATAAGATACTAAAGGAATTTGAGAACTAGATGGAGTAGTACCGGTACCAAATAAGGTTGAATTATTCATCTCTACAAGTTGCGGACCAGTAGAGTTTGGTTTAGGAACAATATATGGTGTGATAGGGAAATAGGTAAGGTTATATAGAGAAGTATACGTAGAGTTAACACTAAAAGTGTACCAATACGTATATTTACTACACAAATAACTCAAACTCATTTCATCATCGGTAGTGCCAAAATCGGTAACCCGGACGTCAGATTGACCTCCAGGGTGCAGTGCCAATCTGTTGATTTGTTCAAAATTCGTAGCATGATCCATATATCCGACAAAACGTCGGACTATAGCAGTAGGGTTCAATGTAATATTGGGTTTGTCCATAAAAGATGCGGATATTGATCCGCGAGACTCTATCGCATCAGCGGTAACATTTTTGGGTAAAGTCTTCTTAGCAACAACAGACCACGACGCGTCAAAAGATGACGACATCACAGCCCCTTGCGAAGTCGATTGCCCTATTCTTGGCACACACAATTGAACATCCTCGAGGTATAACCATATGGTAGCGTAAATGGTCGTTGAAGAACCAGTCGCAGGAGACAATGCGTTAAGAACTCTAAGAGTTAATATATGCGTGTTAAAATAAATAAAGTTTGAGTTTGCCGTGTGAGTATACAAATCAGCAGTAGGGTTTTGATAAGCTGCTATATTGTACCACTCAACAGGACAGACCCAAGGGGCTCGCAATTCAACCACATCATTTGAGGACGCATCCAAAAATGCATGGGGAAATCCAGTTGCACCAGCGATATTAACAGTAGTAGAGTATGCCCAAGGGGCAACTTGATCATTCCAGAAAGGAACAACATTAGCTAACAACCTACCAGCAGTAAATTTATTACCATTGAGTTGTATTCTAAATACTGGTCGATATTTCATAAAAGTAAAAGCAGAAACATATGGGGCCCAAGAGCCTCCTATGTTAAAAATGGTTTGTGGCAAGAACACATTCTTCAAAACAGCACCTCTAGCAAGAGAGGTAGTAAAAGCATAAGTACCCACTCTCATAGGTTTGCCGAAGATACGTGCTGCATCCCATGAACCAAACATTATATTGTCACTGAGAAGTGGAGAAACACTTTGATCAATTACAATACTAGGCTTTTGTTCTATAAAAGTGACAGCACCTGAACGCATATCATTGGTCTTAACATTTGACTGGTCAGATTCACCGGCAGTTTGACTGCCGTTAGCATGTTGTTCATCATCACCTTGCGCTTTTGGAATATCATATATTAACGGTTGCATACCAGAACGGTAGCAATTGTCCAAATACGAAAAATCCAAAAGAGCAAAGTTACCTACTTTGGCCTCAACCAAAGCATAGAATAACATTTGCCGTTTGGACTCAAATACTTCTTTACCATATTGATACCACATACGCAATGCACAATTAACATTAATCACCGTAGCCTCATTCAAATCTTCAGACTCACGAACCCAATTTACCATTTCATTCAACGTATCCTCATCCATAAGGGACCAGATACGTAAGCCATCTACTCGAAACCCATTCTTCAAAAACGTCAAATCACGTATTTGAGAATAAGCCTCGAGCTCTGCACCCTTTTCAGCCATTCCATAAGGTACGCCGTAAGTGGATAATTCTCCACTAACCGACAGCATATTAAAAAATTTTAAGGCTCTAGGGGTAACTGCTAACAAATTATCATCGCCGTACAGTGCCTCAGATACATTTTCATAATAATGCACGGGACTACACAATTCAGGTGGAGCAACACCTAACCACGCCAACATAAGGAAGGAGTGGTTCACAATTGTGTTAATAATAGTGGTGAGGGGATTGCCAGAGGGGTTTCCTTGGTGTGTCATATACAAAACATTGCCATACAATTGGACAGTGTGTATAATCTCATCAAATAAAACCTCCCTAACAAGTGCCCTCGAGGCATGATCTGCCTCAAATGAATACCACTCATTAATAGCCGTACATACCATGGAAAGCATTCGAGCACAAATATGACCATCATATTTACTGTAGTCACCCGCAAATCCTACATCAGATACATTTACAAGCTTATTGTACAAAATCGTCCAATCAATACTGTACGGGTCTATACCCACTGCTGAGTACGAACTTAAACAGCTAAGGACGAATGCATCGCAGAATTCCATAAAATATTTTCTACAAATAATAGTAAAATCGAGCGGGGGAACCGTGATACTACGAGTAGCCTTGCCAATTGGTCGTCTTTCATCTTTGGGTATATCTACCCAAATAGATTCAATACGTTGACCCAATTTAGCATGCGCCTCACGCATATCAACACGCTCCCTAAGAACATTATCACTAATGCTATAATTTTGACCATCAAAGTCAAAAAGATCCGTTTTACCACGATTTTTGAGAAATAACTTATATGGATATCCTGGAGAAGCATTCATATTAATACGTTCAGAATGAGATTTTCGAACATCACCATTAATAGCGACGAACTCACTAGTAACGCCAAGATCGTTAGCATCACGCGGTATTTGTTTCAATTGACAAATACAATCATCAAGAAGCACTTCATAATATTGGGGATTAGGTTCAATAAGCTTATCAAAATATTTGGTTAAGGATTTGCTGATAGCAGGCAAACCAAGTTCGGCAGGAGCTTGCTTTGCTTTCCAGACAAGATCGTGGATTGCTGAGTGTCTGAGCTCAGTCCTAGTTGGCGCCACGAACGCCATATTACGAGGGACAGTACCGAAAAGGGTATAATGTCCTTCGGCCAAGGCAACAAAGGGTTTATCATCAATGATGCGGGGCAAAGGGGGGGGTAAGGTACGTGGACCAAAAGCAGATAACATCTGTTTGGTAACGAGCTCTGCGAACCCAATAAAGGTGTTCGTATAGCCCGCTATATGTATACCGAGAATTTTACCCACAATACGAGTATTATGGGTAAGAACCACGGAACCACAATCACCACTCGAGGTGGCAGCTTTGTACTGCCAACCACGAATAATAGTGAACATTCCATCTGAACCGACGGAATATTTTTGATTAGCAATGGGAGAAATGCTAATCACCTGACCCTCCTGATTGCCTCGCGTCATTTTTGATAAATAGCCAGGAGAAAGATTGGCTACATTGCCTATATCCTTTTCATCTATGAAAAGGTGACGTATATCTCTAAATGAGCGCACACTAGGACCGCACTCATATATGCATACGTCTTTTTCGCGCGACTCTGTGAATAAACGGGTAAGATGTCGAGAAACAAAATACTCGGTATACACATTATCGCCTACAGTTATTGAGATAATAGAACCGTCAGTTACAAGATTGAGAGCACTATCCAAAAATAAGTGGTAAGGACAAAGCAAGTTACGCCCTGCTACAAAAACACCACACATACCCTGAGTACGTGAATCGGTATTATTCGTAACAACGACATAAGCCTGCTTCGGCAAAACAGCTTCTTGGAGGATAGCGGTAGCAGATTGGTCGACACTACCTTCTGCCACGATTCGCTTCTTGTGGACACGCGAGTACTTAATTGTACGAGCGTCCCCAGACGGAATAAAATCGGCGACAGGAAGGCTAGTGTCTACAACTCTTCTAAAAACTAAAATTCCAGCAACAATAGACCCAAAAACAGCCAACACCTTGGAAATAGGTGCGACGTTAAGGGAATTTGCATACGAGAAAAATTCGTTTTTCAAACGTTCATAATTGATAGTTCTATTTCTCAATAACTCTACTAAGCCTTGTGCGCGAGCTAATTCATCATACTCGCGTATCATGGCTTCACGGACATTACCCCTAAGAACTCTATTCATAAGGGCTGTCTCATTATCCATATGTTCCCTATACATTCTTTCAATGAGTAGGAAAGCATCACCAGCGTTGCCTACAAGCATACGAGGGGCATTTGGTTGAGTAGGATGAAGACGATAGAATCTTAAATGACGAAAATTGGGATCATAATTTATATGATCACAATCCTCTATGTAGTTCTCATCGACTTCAGCATACAAAACCAGATGCCTTCTACGCAAGTAGGCATCAACGCTGTTGATCTTCGTAACAGGATTAGGGTACGGGACATTGGTGCACCGAATGTGCATCAATGATTTATACGCTGTGCCTTTCTTTCCAACTCCTACATCATCTACGCTCGCCATAGGGAGAACATAAGGTGCATTAGTAACAATTGAAAAGAAAGCCAAAGCATTCTCGTACGAAGCATCCTGATCGGCATCATCCTCACTAGTAACAGGAATGGATGGATTATAACCACTCCAATGTTCTTTAGGATCAGTGGGGACGGGATATTTCACGCTATCTGGAGGATAGTCGGGAAACATGAACATTGCTATGGCACTTGACAAAGTGGATTTACCAATTTGTGAAGAACCAGCAATGGTCAAGGAAAATGGGCACACTCGAAGTGAACTCACATCCCTCAGAGAAGTAACGGTCTCATCGAGTTTATCGAACAAAGTTAATCGAGAACGGAAATATTGCAAACCTGCATGATTTCCGTTTAATAGATCACAATACTTTCGAACCATAGAATGAAGTTGCGCCTTAATGGTGGTAAATTTATCAAATTTATCTTCACTAGTCGCAATTTCATTAGGTTTCAAAGTTAAAATGTGTTCCATTTCGATTAACATTTCTTCATAAGACTCTTTAAGATCGCATTGAAGTCCAAATTCCGGAAAATACTCTCTGGCAAAATTTTTAATGATTTCCGGGGACCTCTCCAAAACAGCTAAAATGAATGTGGCCATATTCTTACTGAAAGGTGCTAAAACATTGACTAACCTCATGTTATTGATAATTTTATCCAACAAAACTTTTGTTGGACAAACACCAATAACGCAAGCGCCAAGCGTAGCAACCAATCCAGAAAGAATAGTCTCACACCCACCTTGAGCCGTAGGGAGGAAATATGCGTTTACTATAGATGAGATCAAAACTGATCCCATAGGTAGAAAACACGTGACAAGACGGGTACATATCGAAATAATAGATATGTAAGGCATTGCCCCAATTTGAACATAACCTATAAGGTCGAAGATAGTAGATGCTATCATAACAACCTTATCGGTAGAAAATTGGGTAATACCCTCCAAATACCGAACAATTGTATCGAGAACGTCAGTAAAACGGTCATTAGCACTAGCAACACGTTGATTCATTTCAATAAATGAATCAGACGCGGCAGTAATACTATTGACAGCAGTTTTGACGTCTCCATACAATCCTTGGGCATTTGGGATAGGGGATTCTTCATGAAAATAAGTAGAAAAAAGACTAGGCAACATCCGTAACATGTCACCATCCGGATATGAACAATCATGGATCATATCGAACATCCTAGGGCGAAAAGTGCGACCATACTTGGCCAACCATTTCCGAACAAACCAATAGTAAATCATTGGAATTCGTTCCAAAATAGCATGGTCAATTCTGGTCACAATATCGCACAAAGATATTAAATTCTCATCAACCTCAAGTCGCGTTTCTTCCTCAGCGACTTCTATCTCAGATCCATAGCCAGCAGCCAGCATGGCTATCATCACGTCATCAACTTCGTGTGGCGTGGCATCTATTCCTTCAAAATAATCAATCAAATCGGAATAGGTATTAATGGCCCCAATCGGGGGCTCATAGTCGTAATGACTCTTAAGCTTCTTGCGGAGCTCGCTAAATAAAGTATCATTACCCACAGATAAAAGTGGGTGTCCAGATAAGCGAGCTTTTTCTAAATAACGGGCATAAAAAGGGGAAAGTTCAGTCTTTGTGAGCTTACAACTGTCAAGATTCTTCAGTGAAAATACCTCTCGGTCGGTCATGATGGAAATTGTATGATAAAGGTTTATCTAGGTCGTATTATTTAACACTCAGGTTGGTTCTACCACATAAGAGCGCGCTAAGCGAATACGTTGCCTTTCCATGAGCACATGGAGCCCGAGAACCAACTTCCGACTCATACATCGGTGTCCAAAATAGGCTACTATTGCAAGACCATAACGCTAGCAACGAGTGCTAGCGAGCATCCATAATAAAATTG